TACACAGAAAAATTATGAAAATAGCCTTCTACGTTGGCACACACGCTAAGGACAGCTTTATAGTGAGGTCTGGTTGGAGACTCACAAAATTGGCACAAAAGGGTCAATACAGTTATGTTACACACGTAGAAGCTATTCATTCGGAACAGGCAGATGGCTCGGTAATAATTGCAAGTTCTAGCTTACGTGAAGGGGGTGTTCGCTCTAAGCAAGTGACACTTACCAAAGATAGCTGGATAATTGCTGATGTTCCCCAGTGGAGTGTTATTGCATCTATTGATTTATTGTCTTGCACTAAAAATGAAACCTACGATTGGCGCGGTGCTTTGGCTACTGTATTACCCGGTAAACAAGTAAGTAATAAATGGTTCTGTAATGAATGGGTAGCCTATCCTTATTTACAGTCTGCGGCTAATTTCGGGCCGCACCATTTAGCTGCAATTTGTATGAGTATAGGTCAAAATATAACTAAAGACTACTTTAATAGCAGGGAAGCACATAGATGATTGCAATAAACCTATTCATTCAAAAAACAAAGGGGAAGCTGTATGACAACTGATGTACTCGTAGATACAGTATACGAGACTATAATTATAGATGAAGCCCCCACTAGTACTTCAGTTATTACTACAGCTGAACAAGGGCCACCCGGGGCAGATGGTATTCAAAATCTAGCAGATGCTGCCGATGTAGATACTACAGATAAGCTAGAGGGTTCTATCTTAGTGTATTCTGTTGCAGATCAAAAATGGAAAGCAACTAGATTATTAGAACAACAGACAATAGAGTCTGGACAATACTAACCAAGGAAAATAATGGCTTCAATTTTAAGAATCAAACGATCAGAGGTATCTGGTAATCCTGCTGTCTTAGGACAGGGCGTACTAGCTTACTCTTCTTTGGGGGATAATGGCTCAAATGGTGGCGACAGATTATACATAGGAACTGGTACTGAGACTTCAGGTAATGCAGTAAATCACACAATCATTGGCGGTAAGCGCTATACTGATATGCTTGATGCTGGAACTGCAGATAATACAGTAAGTACTATTGTAAAGAGAGATGCTTCAGGCAACTTTGCAGCTAACGTAATTACTGCAGCGTTGCTTGGTAACTCAAGCACAACTACAAGATGGTTAAACGCACGTAGTCTAGGATTAACTGGAGATGCTGTTGCAACTTTTGCTGCTGTAGACGGTAATTCAAATCTTTCTACTGCTTTGACCCTAGCTACTGTTAACTCAAGTATAGGCACATACGGTAGTGCTTCTACAATACCAATTGTTACTGTGAACGCTAAAGGTCTAGTAACTGCTGTAAGTACAGCTAGCGTAGCTAGTAGCCTTAGCATTGCAGGAGGTACTGGTACAGACAGTGTTAACCTATTAACAGATACTCTAACCTTTGTAGGAGGAACTGGTGTAGCTGCTACAGTTACAAATAATACTGTAACATTAGCGATTGGACAAGAAGTTGCTCCAACAAGTAACGTAGTATTTAATAACGTAAACGTAAATGGTACTTTTACAAGTGATGATATTACTTCAGCTAATATCAATGTAACAGGCAATGCAGTAATTACAGGGAACTTAACTGTACAGGGTACTACTACTACTGTAAACAGTACTACTGTAGCTGTAGGCGACAAGAATATTGAATTAGCTAAAGATGCTGTTGATGCAGCGGGTGCTGATGGTGGTGGCTTAACTATTATCGGCCCAACTGTACCAGCGACTTTAACTTATTCAAGTGTAGATGATCGCTGGAACTTAAATAAGAATCTAAATGTAGCTACTGTTTATGCTGCTCTGGTTGGTAATGCTAGTACTGCAACAACATGGCAAACTGCACGTAATCTAAGCTTAACTGGCGATGCTACTGCTACTCTTTCTGCTGTAAATGGAAGTGCTGCTGTATCGGCTGCGTTAACTCTAACTACAGTTAACGGAAATGTAGGGAGTTTTGGTAATTCAGTAACAGTTCCTAACTTTACAGTAAATGCTAAGGGGCTAGTAACTGCAGCTGGCTCAAGTGCTATTCCAACTGCAAGCACTTCAGTGCTAGGTCTCTCTAAGTTTGATAGTACTGACTTTTCAGTAACAGCAGGTTTGGTTTCTATATCTCAAGTAGACGGTGGAACATACTAAAGTATTTACTAGATAACAGGCGGTTTTTACAGCCTTTCTTTTTACCTTTATTAAGGATTGCAAATGTCAAGTAAAATTATATTAAAGAAATCATCCGTAGTCTCTAAAGTACCTTTAGTCGGAGATTTAGATTTTGGTGAGTTAGCTATTAATTATGCCGATAGCAAGTTGTACTTTAAGAAAGCAAATGGAACAATTGATTCGTTCTTAACGGGGACTGTTACTTCAGTTGCTGGTAAAACAGGAGAAGTATCTCTTGTTTCTAGTGACGTTGGTCTTGGAAGTGTAGAAAATAAAAGTAGTGCTACAATACGTAGTGAAATTAATAGCAGTAATGTAACTACTGCTCTTGGTTATACTCCTTACAATAGCAGTAATCCAGCCGGTTATATCGATAGCTCGGCTAGTATTACAGGTAATGCAACTACTGCAACTAATCTACAGACAGGCCGCACAATCGCTTTAACTGGAGATGTTACTTATACTAGCGGCAGTTTTAACGGTAGTGCTGCCGTAACAGGTATTGCTACACTAGCAGCGTCTGGGGTTACTGCAGGTAGCTATGGTAGTTCTGGTGCAGTACCTGTTGTTACTGTAGACGCCAAAGGTCGAGTGACAGCTGTAACAACTGCTGCGCTAGGTGGTTCAGTAATTGGAACTACAACTCAGGTAGCTTACAACAACGCAGGAACGATGGCAGGATCTGCCAATTTAGTTTTTAATGGAACTAACTTAACTTGCGGCGGTAATATAACTGCAAATTCTGATGAACGTATTAAGACAAATTGGAGAGATTTACCTGAAGACTTTATTATACAGCTGTCTGGAGTTAAACACGGCACTTACGATAGATTAGATGTCGCTATAACACAAGATGGAGTATCTGCCCAAGCACTACAAAAAGTACTTCCAAATTCAGTGCTTGAGGATGAAAATGGAGGGCTATCGGTAGCTTATGGAAATGCAGCACTAGTTTCAACCATAGCATTATCTAAGCGAATCTTAGAACAAGAGCAAAGAATCAATAAGTTAGAAGAATTAATATCAAAACTAATTGCAGTTTAATTTATTATACTTGATTTTCTAGTAAAATTGTGATATAATAATTTTTATATTGCGTTAAATAGGGATAATATGGAAACAATTTATAAAGCTAAAAGCTTTTCTCCCACCGATGCAATGAAGAATAATGCAAAGCGCGGGCTAACCATGAGAGAGAAATACTCTCGCGGTGGTTTAGATGCATCTCAGGCTAAAGAAGAAGGTGTAGGTTCTGGCGTAGCCAGAGCAAGAGATATAATTAATGGTAATCTAAGCCTAGATACTGTTAAAAGAATGTCAGCTTTCTTCAGTAGGCATGAGAAAAACTACAAACCTGAAAAGAAAATGCAGGATGGTGGCCCCACAGCAGGAACAATTGCTTGGCTACTTTGGGGTGGCTCTGCAGGTGTAGCTTGGTCTAGAAGAATATTAAAGCAAGAAGAGTTGACAAAAAGCTCCGGCGGTTCTTATGTGCATGACAGCAGTAAATTAACTGTAGTTAAGGCTTTAGAGGAAGAATTGAAGCAGGTTACTTATGTAGCAATGCTCCCAGATCACACAGATCTTCATGGAGATTATACATCAGAAGAAGAAGTTCGTAAGGCTAAAGAGTCCTTTAATAAGTCCATGATGAGAGCTAACTTGTTTCATTTAGTTATGACAGATACTTTTGATATTATTGAATCTTACTTAGCTGCTTGTGACATGACATTAAACGGACAGTTCGTCAAGAAAAGCACATGGCTAATTACCTTGCAAGTACACGATGACACTCTCTGGCAGATGATTAAAGATGATGAAATTACAGGTATATCTATCGGTGCTTTGGCTAATGTCGAAGACGCAGATGAATAACATAAAGGAATACAATGCAAACATTGGAAACAACGCAAAAGACAATTAAGACTAAGCGCAAACTAAGTAATATCGATTTTAGTGCAGAAGGTTCACATATTGCTCTTGTATCTAAAGATCAAGGTGGTCCTGCTTCTGGTGCAGACTATAAGCTTGTATTAAAGGCCAGTAATTTCAGCGAAGAGTTTGTGCAAAAGATGCAACAAGTTCGCGTTACAATGGAGCTACCAGATTTTCTTCGTAGGTTTTTCTCTTTATATGGAGACGATGCAGAAGTACTAGCTCTTATGATGGGTTACGAACCGATGCATAAGATGTCTGATGGTGCTATGATGTCTAATGCAGATCATGAAGATTACATTCAGTCTAGGTTAGAATCTTACGAGGTAATGAAGTCTGCTTACGGTGCTGAGAGTCTTTCACAAGTTCTATCTGAGTTGGATGAAAACGAATACTTAGCACTATTAAATGATCAAGCTTTGATCGAAAAAGCATTTGACAAATTAGAAAAAGCATATAAACCAAAAGTTGGTGATATGGTTTCATGGAACTCCAGTGGTGGTAGAGCTACTGGTAAGATTGAAAAGATTGTACAAGACGGAACAATCAAAGTACCCAATACAAGTTTTAGCGTAAAAGGAACTGAAGATAATCCTGCTACGTTGATTAGACTTTATAGAGATGATAAACCTACGGATGTTCGTGTAGGTCACAAATCTTCTACACTTACTAAAGTACAGAAGTCTCTAGATACAGAATCTAAACCTACTGCTTTTGCAGAAGATAATGATACCTCAACAAACGCTAGCGTTGAGACAAGCCAAGGGGTGTCTACCTCTGTTAACAAAGAAGAATTGGAGAAATCTAAGATGGATGACGAATTGAAAGTCGAAACTGTAGAAAAAGCTCAGTTTGAACTTGTGCAAAAAGCTCTAGAAGAGCAAAAAGTACAACTACAAAAAGCCTTGGATACTATTGCTAAATTTGAAGCTGATAAAAAAGAAGCTATCAACAAGGCAAAAACTGAAAAAATTAAAGCTATCGTAAAAGACGAAAGCAAAGTTCAAGCAATCGCTAAGGCAGGTTTGACACTAGAATCTGAAGATGATTTTACTGCATTTGTTCTTGCTATTGAAGCAATCATGCAAGTTGTAGAATCTTCTGATATGTTTGTAGAAAAAGGTGCTTCTACTGAAGAAGCCTCCAGTAAAGAATCTGCTGTAGCTAGACTGTTAAAAGCCAAGCAAGCAAAGCAAGCTAAGTAAATTAAAAGGAAAATATAATGCCACTAATCGCAACAGAAGCCGCTCGTCTTTCAAACGTAGTCAAACAAGAGTTATTCCCAGAGGCAGGTTATTGCCGCCTCGTAGTTACCTACAACGGTACTGCCGCTGACCTAGTTCCTGGTACTGTCTTAGGTAAAGTCACCGCAGACGGTACATATAAAATTGCAGTTCAGACTGCTACCGATGGCTCACAAGTAGCTGATGCAATCGTAATTGTCGAGAAAACTGTAGCTTCTGCTACTGCCACCGGAGTTCTATGCTTAGTTCGCGGTGCTGCTATCGTATCTAAAGCTGGTCTAATTCTAGATGCAAGTTATAACCTAGACGCAGAAAAAGCTGCCGTATATGCTGCTTTCGATGCTAAGGGTATTCTTAGCAACGATGCAGTTTAATAGCTAACGTATATTAATAATAAAACAAGGAAATTATAATGCAAACTCGCAGTTTTGAAAAACCATTTGAACTCGTAGACTATACCGAAGAACTACTCCTAGTTCCAAACACATGGGGTCTAGTCAACGAACTCGGAATTTTCCG